CTCGGCGACCGACCCGTCTGCCCCGCGGCGGATGATCGCGATGCCGTTGCCGTGGGTCAGGGCGACCGCCGTCGTGTACCGCCGGAACTCGTAGCCCGTCTGCCACCGGCTCGCCTCGCGGTTCATCAGCGCCGCGACCGGGTGGTCGTCGATGCGCTGCATCTGGCTGTCGTAGACCGTGACGGGCAGCCGGGCGATGTCGGCCGAGATCAGGTTCGTCGCACGGACCACCGCCGGAATCGCGTCGGCAGGCGACGTGACGATGGGCTCGGGTCGCGTGTAGATCGCGACGCCCGACTTGAACCCGAAGAACCGTGAGAAGAAGCCCACGGTCGCATAGAACACAAGTGCCCCGACTCGTCAAGAGCAAATCCGGCAAACACGGACTAACCGATGGGGCACGCGCTCGCCGACAGCCCGCTGTGCGTCCGGACTTGATGGTGCTCCATGAGCAGCGCCGCCATGTTCCCGGCGACCACCGCGTCGGTATTGCCTGCCGAGCGGCCCTTCACCGGCCGCACGTTGCCCACGTTGTCGGCAATCAGCCGCACGGCGTTCAGCGCCGACCGAAGGACCGGGTCAGGCTCGTAGACGAGCTGCCGCGACTTCAGGAGGTCGCCCCAGAGCTTCCACGCCGGGGCCATCGTGCGGATCGACTGGTCGATCGGGACGATCGGCCACCCCTTGTCCTGCCACCGCTTGATGTCCTTGGCTTGGCTCGGGTGCGGATCGACGCCAATCTTGCGGATTGCATAGCGGGCCATGAGCGATTCAATTTCGGCCTCGACCACCGCCATGTCGTGCCACTCGCCCGGCATCCGCCGGAGGTGCCCCTGCTCGACCCACGCGCCGAGCGGGTTCTTGCACCGCTTCTCGTCGCGGCCGATGTCCGTCCCGGCCCACCATGAGACGTTCCGGGCCCGGATCTTGTCGCCGTCCACGACCATCAGGCACAGGGTCGTGAGGTCGAGCTGCGAGCCGTAGCCGCCCCGGGACAAATCGAGCCCGATGACGCCCGGTTGCTGCCGCAGGCGCTCCCAATCAGCCGGCTCCATCTGCCGCTCGAGCACCCCGAGGTCGATGTCCGTGGTGGCAAGTTCGTGATACCGGCAAGCGAGCTGCGTCTCGAACTCGGCGATTTGCGCCGGGTCGCCGGATTCGAGCATCGTCCGGGCCGAAATCTCCAACTGCGTCGGGTCGATGATCGTGCCGAGCGCCGGGTGCGCCTTCGGCCACGTCGCCGGGTCCGACGCCTGGTCGTCCTGCTCGAGCCCGTAGAGCATCGGCCACCACCCGGCGGGGTACGGGACGCCCTCGGCGATGGCCCGCTCGAGGGCGTCCCAGTAGCCCCAAATGGGCCGGGTTTTCTGCTCCGGGTCCGGCGTCGTGATCGCCAAGAGCTGCGATGTCGGGAACTTGGCGAGGCCCGTCAGGAGCCTCCCGAACGCCTTCTCCATGCGGGCGACCTCGTCGGCGATGACCATCCGGGTCGTGAGGCCGTCGAGCGCCTTGTCCGTGCAGGGTAGGGAGATGTATTTGTTTCCCCCGTGCTTCACGCGGCCCGGATGCGCCGGCGTCGAACCGCCCGTCGCCTTCCACTCGGCCGTGCCGAGGGTCTCCGCCATCATCTGCATCCGCTCGAACGTCTTCTGGGCAAGTCGGCCGTCGGGCGCCACCGACGAGAACTCCAGGCGCGTCGATGGATCGGCCATCGCCGCCATGAGGAGCGACGCGGCGAACTCCGTCTTCCCGTTGCCGCGGGCGACCGAAAGGAGCAGCGCCTTCGTCGCCGGGGTATCCGACTTGCACCCGTCGATCACCCGGCGCCTGGCGAGGAGCACCATCGCCACCATGCACTGCCACGGCATCCAGACGAGCGGCTGCCCTGCTCCCGCCTCGGCGCCTTGCCCGCATTTCAGGGCGAACGCTCTCGCCTGCTCCGCCCTCCCGTCATCCCACCAGACTGCGTGAGCCGACGGGTCCGCCCGCTCGGCGAGGTAGCGCCGACACGCATCCCGCACCCGTGCGTTCGCGACAAGGTCGCCGGAAACCACCGATTTCGCGTAGGCGTCCGCTTGGTCGGCGCATAAACACGGCTTCCGCCGATGGTTACGCCGAGTGTCGGTTTTCGTGGTCCCCACCACGCGGTGCCCCTTGGATTTGACCCCCCTCGGGGGTGAAGGGGGGGTCGATTTCATCGTCTGTCCATTGCCTCCCGTGCAGTCTTTTCCCGATGGCACTCAACGCACAGCGACTGAATGTTGGATGCGTCGTTGGTTCCGCCCCTGTGCAGCGGCACGATGTGATCCGCTTCGAGGTTCGCAATTGCTCCGCACCGGACGCATTGCACGTTGTTCGCCTTGTGCTGCTTGGCCTTGCGCGTCCATGATCCACCGCGTGACCGCTTCAGGTGCGCCACGTTGACCGGCTTCCCGAGCCCGCCGTTAAACCTGTACCGGTGCATCCCTGATCCCGTTGAGCGCGTCGATGAGCTTCTCGGTGTCCGTCCTTCGCCATACGACAAGCCAGGGCGAGTGGTCTTGCCTGCAGACGACCACGGGAATTTGGCCGTACTTCGAGTCGCGCACGGCTTGTTGCACCCATCGTTCCGCGTAGCCGCACGTCACGCTCTTAAACGCGAGGTAGTTCCTCCGCATGATCCCGGGAAGATGGTCGAGGCGGCAATAGCACAACTCTCCCGCGACGAGCATCCCGGTCTCGGCGCTCCGTTTGACCCACCACGTCAGCCCGGCCTTATAGTGCTTGACCTCGAAATGCAGCGGCGTACGCACGTTCATCGGCTCAATGTCGCCGTTGCCGAGGCCGTTGTACTGCTGCGTCCGGTGGAACTTGACGCCGAGCACTGTGCCGACTGCCTCGGCCGCCTGGAGCTCCGCCCGCTTGCCCTTGGATCGTGAGTCGGTCATATGTGATCCTTGAAACAGTCCCACTTTCGCAACAAGGCGTAGTCCGGTGCGTCGATTGAGCGACTGAAGTTCCAAGACTTCAACTGGCACACTTCACGCCGTGCCTCGTCGCGCTCGGCGCGAAGTACTTCGATTTCGTCGAGCAACTTCTTTGTCTCGGCAAGCAGGGCAGTTTTTGCACTCAAACTAATCTGATTGCGAAGCCGAGTAACGATATTCGTTCGTTTCATGCGTCCTCCCATCCGCCTTGGCGGAACACTTGCGGCGGCCTGACGAACTCGCCGCTTTGGATGCGTTCGTGCCTCGCGTCAGGGTTGCCGTACAGAAGCGCCCGAAGGTCGCTGATTTCCTGTGCTTGGCGCTGAATGATCTCGGTGCTCGTCCGATCAATGGCAAGCAACTCGCCGAGGTAGTGCGCCACCACCGTCGGGAGGTGCTTTTGGCTCGACTCGAGGAACTTGGTGATCTCGGCGATCAACGCGGTATGGGCGGTCATGCGGCCAGCCTCCTGATCCGGTACATGAGCACCGCCGCAGGGTCGCGTACCTCGACCATGCTTGCGAGCATTTCCGCGAGCGTCTCGTAGGCACCGTTGCCGGTGCGGGCCCAATTGCGGGCGAGCGCGATCCACGCCTCCTGGGCGGCGTTGCCGATCACGCCGTGCTCGCCGAGCATCCGGGACACGACCCGGTGTTGCGCGTCCACGTTGCCACGCGGGTCGCGCATGGCGATGGCGGATCGGATGTCATCCGAGAGAGCCACCACCCCCCCGCGGCCGCCTTCAGGCGGGCCGCTCTGGTTGGTGGGATAGTTCTTGGGATAGTTAGTGGCTCTGTGTGACACCGATCCGGTGTCAGGCTGACACTTTTGTGGTGTCAGGCTGACACCATCCGGGGTGTCAGGCTGAGCCATCACGAAGGCGTACGAAAGCCCCTTCCGGTTCCGCTTGACGCTCACCACCAACTTCGCCCGCAGGCTCCGCATGACCCGCTTCACGGTCGCGAGGGACAGCCCCGTCTTGATGGCGACGTGCGCCTGCGACGGGTAGATCCTGTCGCCGTAGTCGAGAAGTGCCAAGGCGACGAGCTTCTCATTCGGGTCGAGCGCGTCCCCCATCCGCCAAATGTCACTCGGGTAGAGCTTCGGCATGGCGAACCTCCTCTCCTGTGATTGCCCACAGCCCGGACGGATTCCTGAGAGCGCCCTGAGAGATAAACCAGGCGCTCGGTCGCTTCTTGGTGGCTGGGCGCTTGTGGAAATGCCTGCGTTCCCACCCCCACCGCCATCCGGCGCATCGAAACGTCCGAGCACTTCCGACCATCAAAACGTAGGGTCGATCCTCCGGATCGTCATCTCGCATGATCAGGCACCCACGCTCGTACGACGTAGTCCTGACTTCGCATCCAAGGGCATCGGGAACCGCTTTGAATCGGCTCATGACGGGGTATTCCAAATTGCCAAACAAGCGCCGGAACGCGATTTCACCGAGCATCCCAAGTCGGTGGACGCAATATCCATCGACTGGATTGACGCCATGGCGATCCACAAACCCGTTTTCGTAGGCGGATTCTTGCCATGCGTTCGCCATCTCAACCCCGACGGCGTGATCAGCGTCCGACAGGATGAAGCGCATTAGAACGGCACCTCCTCTCCCACCGGCATGGCAACCACGTCGGA